TACCATAAATATAGATATAAACGCATCCCATCTACGCGGATCCTCCATTTCGGGGATACTCATAGGTGGTGGAAGAGAAAAGTCTCGTTCCACTTTAGCAATATTCTCAAGTTTATCAGTAGAACACGTCATTGCGAGTTTAAGTATATGGTTCGCCTCTCTAAACTCATATGGTATTAATCGATTATTACTACTGTAATAAAACTGAACACGTAAACTTGATATCGTTTTTTGTGATCCCGAATCAAAATTGTGTTCAACTGTATCGTCAACACCCGAAAAGTTAATCACATCTCCACATAGAAGTATACGTCCTGTATAAAAAGGTGTTTCAGAAAATACGGTTTTGTTAAATTCATCTGAACCACTACTCAATTTAACAATAATTGCATCGGGACCCTGTAAATTAACGCTACCAGTATAAAATTTATAAGGAGAACTGGATGTAGAGAATACGTTAGAGGCACTTACACCTAATATATCGTGTGGTGTTGTTTTACCAGTGACACCCGATTTATACCCATTTGTACCGTTATAGAAATCAAAACTAAATTGAGTTGGACCTTCAAACGTTATAGAATTTGTATCTTTATCATACGAAGATCCAGATAACCTACCACCTGAATTTACAACAACATTTGAAGCTAAATCTTTACCATCATAGTTTCCGTTTGGTATTGTTATATCGTAGTTAGTGGACGTATTGTTTATTGTGAACGTATTGTTATAACCATTTATAAGCAATTGACTATTATGTATACGTGCTGATATAAGTGAAATTTTACTTACGTCATAAATAGGATTTTTTAGGTGTACAACATAATCAGCTACGTTTGGGTACAAAACTGGGTCTCGTTCACCACTGTCTATATCTAAGGTATGTACCTTCATTAAAATATATGAACAATATTTTAATGAGTGTATGTCTCAATTTATATTTATTTAAGAAAGACTATGAACTAATGGGTTACTTGAAAGTTGTCTTCTAGCTGTATCCAGACTCATACTTGTAGCATTTGGATTTTCGTGACCTTTAAAAGCATTGAATTTATGATAATCGTTATTTCTATATTGTTGTGTCCAAGCACCATTCGCGGCGTTCACTCTACCATCAATTCTCGTTGTATCGGAACGAACACTTGTGACCATACCACCCTGGTTAAGTGGATCGGCACGAACGTTCATTCGCCCTGGACCCGCAGCTCTATTTGGTTTACCACGGCGATCGTCTGGTCTGAAACCGTATTTTGTAAGCTCCTCGGCTGTGTATGCGGAACCGTATGTTCTCTTTTCACCGATCTTAGTCGCTGGGGTATTCAAGTATCCACCTAGAAAACTTGATATACCTGGGGCTGGTTGATTATTGTATTGATATTGTTCTATAGCACCATCGGCTTTGTTTCGTGTTGGTTCTTGAGCACGTGTAAGTGCGGAAACAGTTCTCTTTGCAGATGCAAAGTTTAATGTATCAGTTCTCGAACCCGTTTCGGATCTATTCGTTGTTCTCTTTGTGCGTTCGTGTTCTGCTCTTGGTGTTCTACCAGTCATACCTTGTGCCCTACCTGCAACTGGAGGAAGACGACCATGTAAAAACGCAGTCTTTTCTGGTCTATTGTGTGCAACTTCACCGACAATACCACGTCTACCACCCTTAGAATCAAAGGCTGGACCCGACCTACCAGGTAAAGTCGTTAAGCGATACGCACCAACGTTCTCTGGGTTAACACGAAATAATTGTTGATTACCTCCAAACGCTGGAACTTCTGGTCCAACGCCCAAACCTGGTCCGACAAGTTGTTTTTCAATTGGTGAAATATTATTCATTCGCCCTGCGTCATACATCCTATCTCTCATAGACAATACTTCACCCCCCGAAGATCGTCTTTGTGGTGCAACTTCAGAGAACGAACCCATTTCTTTTTTTGTGTTGTATGATGGTTCTATTAATGGTGATAAAGGACCCAAATATTCCGATTGTATAGAAACGTCTCTATCCGAAAATTCCGAAACGATTTCAGGTTCTTCTATTTCATTACCTTCTATTGTATATTTTTCGTCTGGTTGACTTAATTTTCTACCGGCATAAACTAAACCGGCTATAGCCATTATAGATATAGGATCAGCCATTCTTATTTCTTAGCGAGATTTTTATTGAGGTATCTTTGCTGAAACAATCCATTTTGCATTTCAGCTCTGGTACTCGATGGTTCATAGGTTTGCGTTCTAAGTGGTAATTTACACTCAACATTTTGGAGTGGATGAAAGTTTCTTTCGTAAGTCTTCGCTAAAACTTTGTTGAAACGAGATGTACTTTGTGGTCTGAGCTGATCCGATGTATCAATAAATTGTGCTGGGGAACCTTTACCCGCCATATATGGTGAGGTACCATATAACATAGTGTTTGGTCTACCTGACCCGTAGTTAAGGGTACTGGGCTGAGGATATACAAAAACTTCTTCGGTTGCACAAACGGCGGGAACCGCGTGATCTTGAACCATTTTCATTCCTGGTTGGAGTTGATACGCCATTTATTATTACAAAAGATTTTGTTTATGGAAATCGAGTATCTACTACTTTATTATTAAATTGTTTAAAATTACGAACTATGTCCGGCGGCTAATCCCGAACCTCTATGCATACCACTTCTTTTATCGCCATTTGGATCAAGTCCCGCAAACGCCTCAAGTTGAACACCTCTTATGTCTGGATTACACAATCGTGGGTCTTGTCGACACGTATTACCCCTTTTACCATGGATAAATTCATAATGTTGTGAATCACCTATGGATGTGTCTGGCATACTTACAAATTGTCTTGATAATGCATTTCTTTGGTATTCGGGCATAGCCGAACGCGAACGGGCTGGACCATATGGGACGTCACCTGTAAGGAAATTGTTTACTGGTGTTTTTACTGTTGGGTAATGGCACGATTGAGGTCTATCTGGTCTATCTGTATAATCCGTCATGAGAACATTTCCCATAGGGTTATCCTTTGTTGGCATAGAACATGATTTATCTACACTATTGTATACGTTTGTTGGTCGTATAACACCCTCCTTCACCATATTAGATTTTTCCATTATATAAAGAACGCCGAGTGCGGTTGCACCCAAAACGAATATACGTGGATCGCGTCTTATGAGATAAATTATACATGTCGCATAAATAATAAAACGAGCTGATGCGTTAACACGGTCTGCTGAAGATTGCGTCTTTGACGGCCAAAATTCGTGAACTTTTTCTATACGAACCAATTGTTTGGGGTCTTCAAACCAAGATACCATTTATATATAGTGAGTTTATTTTTTCATCATACCACCTAACATACCTTGCATGGTTTTCATCAATGCGGCTTCGTCGAGTTCACTTCCATCTTCACCCATTTTATCTGCACACTGTTTTGCAACTGTCTCAATCATGGAAAGTGTGTCTTCTGGGATAGAACTAATGGTTGTACCGAGCATGTATAACGTCTGAACATATTGCCAAATTGCACCTTTTGTGTTCTCGGAAGCAGTTCCCCAATGTTTTTCGAGGTTTACACCTTTCATGAAATCTAAATTTTTAGATTCTTCAATAAAAAATGATTCGTCTTTAGACGAAATCTTATCTGCATACGGAGCAACGCCCTGCATAAACCCGTCTACAACTAAACGTGGGTTAGAAGCTTTCATTAAATCGAAAGCCGATAAACATTTTTTCAAGCCTTTTTCTTCTGGAAATGTCTTGTGTAATTCCACAAGAAATTGACCCATCATATCATTGAATGCGGTCACGGAAGTCATATTATATTGTAAATACGTATATTATCTTTAAGTCATAAAATTAAAATGGTTCCGTTGATATGGTCTCTTTCTTACCTAATCCGTTAGTAACAATAAAAAATACTAAAATTGCTATAAGTGCAGCTGGTTTTGTGTACGCACTTACTGGAAGCTTACCTTCGTTGTTGATCTTTGCTTTAAAGTGTATGTATCCTGCGGTTATAAAACCGGAGATTATTCCGGCCCACGCTGGGTCTCTTAAATAGTCTTCAAACTCCATTTAATAGTACCCAACTTTTTTTGCACGAGTTTCGGATGCGTCTGGAAACAAAACACCTTCATCATCTTCTGATTGATATGGTTGCTGTGGTTGTTGCTGTTGCTGTTGCTGTGGTTGTTGTTGTGGCTGTGGCTGACGCTTCGTATCAATAGTTCGAAATTCGTTTTCGAATGGTGAAGTTTGTTCTGGTTCCATAGATTGCTCCATAGATTGCTCCATAGATTGCTCCATAGATGGTTCCATAGATGGTTCCATAGATGGTTCCATAGATTGTTCGGCATTAAATGGTTCTTCTGACGTTTCCTCTTCATACCCATCAATGAGATCGGGGTCTTCAGAGTCACCAACTTCATCTTGATCGAGATCCAAATCCTGTCCCTCATGTGTTTGAGACATATACGTTTGTAAAATCTGTTGTACGGGTATGAGTTCTTTTACAGATGTTTCGATACATAGACAAAAACGCTCGTATAATTTATCGTTTCTCGCGTGTTCGTTTTGCGTTTCGTGATAAATGTATGGGTCTCTATACAGATCTTTGGCTGCGTTGTTATAACACGTTTGAATAAAAACTTCATTCGTTGGAAGTTTCAATGAGATTTTCTTATTATCTTTATTCAATCGAACCGCGGATAAAATTTTAACACAACTTACAAAAACAGCAGCTAACAGATCGTTAAACCACGCACATCTATTTGATATATTATCCGTGTGCTGTTTAGACATGGCATCACTCCAATTAGGGACTTCTTTCAGAAGTTTTTGGTACATTACGAGTACCTTTCTACCCTTTGTAAGTTTGTATGCTTCCTCATACATGGTTTCGTACGTTTCGATCATAACTGGACACATAAGTAAACATAATTGACCTATATATTCACGTTTTGCCTCGACGAGTATATTTAAAGGGTCGCTCATATTTGTAGTATATTTACATATTTAAACTTTAAGTCTCACGCATAAGTTATTTTCCCCTGTATTTATTTGCTGCCTTTTTAAGGTTTACGAGTGTGGGAAAATCCTCTGTGTCTTCTGGATCTTCGTGTTGTTTATTTTTTCGTGATTTTTTATTCGGTTTCCATGAAATACATAATTCGTATTCGCCTATAATCTGGACTATAAATCCACCTATTTCAAATTGTCGTTTTATATACTGTAGCGCTTTTGCTCTATCAAAATGAGGGTATCCCATAACAAAAGAAGGTATTTGACAAAACAAATATTTATGGCCTAAATCTACCGACTGGCGTATTTTTTTTGAAATCTGTTCGTAAATTTTAGTATACGTTTCCTTTTTCAAATGATTTCTCTTTTCAGTTATACGTGTTATTTCATCAATACTGATCATTATAATTATTTTAGAGTTTTAAATGCTATCTTTACCGTACATGGCTTGTGAATCAGGTATAACCTTATCTATTATTATTGTATTTCTAACTATATCAAGTTCACTCTGTCTAACTTCTGTATAATCTTCAAATTCTTTACCCTTTATTGATTTTTGGTAAATACTTGGGTCTGTTGGGGGATTAACATCCATAGGTTGTGTCCTAATATTTAACACAATAGCTTTTCCCTCAATGATTCGTAAATCAGACGTAACCGAAAACCCGAATGCAAATCCCTTGTGTTTCACTGACATGAACATACACCTGTATATTTCTCGGTTACTCTTCGTATTTATATATTTTTTTACTGATAATGTTTCTATAATATACGTACAGAGACCGGTTTTTTTGGATACTTCTTTGTTTGTTGCGAGAACCATTTCCTGCATGAGATCATTCGATACGTCAATTTCTTCACCCGATTCTTCATATTCAGATAAATCCGTGTCAGTACCGTTCAATAACACGGGTTCTATTGGTTTAGTATACCCAGAGAATCCAAATTGTTCTGTAAACATTTCCGTCCTGGACATGGTCATGAGTACAATGAGTATTAATAATATCAATAGTATAGTAT